CCTATACCGCCCCTTGTGGCCCCACTGGGCTATGTCAATGAAATCATTTTTGACAATAAGTTCTACACAAACGTTCTTGACTATCGCATACCCCCGGCTAACGGTGTCAGCCCGCTGGGCTATGTGCCAATAGGCCAGCAGAAGCCTTACTGGGTCTCAGAGCAAGAATACCCCTCATCTTCTGATTTGTGGTCGCCCATAGAAACTATTGTTCTGACAAGTGCCTTGCTATGCGTCTCCACGGAGCTGACAAGCCCCCCAGTTATCCCGACCCCGTGTATTGTGGGTCCGGTCAATGGCTTTGGCATACCCACAGTGCCCCCGACATTCGGGCAACTGCCAACCCCCGTATCACTCTCCAGCACAACTGTTAAGAATGGCTTTGACCCCATCATAGCTGACCTAGCCATTGATGTGTCTGAACTGGGGGCCGGCCAGTGGAAACAGAGTTTTGTCTATGAACCCAAGGCTGAGTTCCGGCTTTCTGACTTTAACACAAAGATGACCCCGATTAATCAGATTGACATCTCCTTCTTCTGGAAGTGCCGTCTCAATGGGGTCCTTTACCCGCTCCAGATGTTTAACTTATCCTCAATGTCAATCAAATGTATGTTCAAGAAACGCGGGCTTGACTAACCGTCTTCTTTTTAATTATTTTATCCCGGTCTTACCGTTTGAAATAATTTTGTTGATACTATTTATAAATGTCTGCTGATATCGAGAAGCTCGCGGTATTTGACTCACGCATCGTCCAGTCCCGCCCCCGTTATGCTGTTGAGAAAGGTGCCCTTTCACTTACAAACGCCCCCTTCAACGCAATCGCTGCCACGGCCTCTCAGCACACGTATAACATCTACGTTCCATCTGAGAACGTTTATGTCGACCGTGCCCTTGAGTGGTCCTCAACTGTCTTTCTTCAGTTCAGCGTCCAGCTTAACAACGTTGTAGGTCGCCAAGGCCAAGCCGTAGTAGTCCAAGGCCGTGATTGGTCGCTATCGGCCTTCCCCCTCAACTCCCTTTGCTCTACCCTCACGGCGACTATCAACGACACCACGACTGTTATTAACTCTCAGGATGTCCTCAATGAGGTTCTACGCTTGACGGATTACAAGAAGAATCGTCTTCAGAGAACTTGCCCGACGATGTTGGATAAGTATATGTATTACAATGACGCTGATGGTGCCGTCAATAACCCCATAGGCTCATACCAGAGCTCTTCTGAATCTTCTGAGATGCCCAACGGTGCCTTTTTCAACGTTGTCTATTGTGACCCCAACGGTGTCCCCCTTGCCTCACTCTTCCCCAACGGTGGCACGTCTGGCAACGGCGGTAATGACCCAGCCTTCCCCGGTGCCCTTTACGGCTGTGTCAATGGCGTCCCCGTCATCAACGCCCCGCTTTCATCTGCCGGTGTCCCCATAGTTCTTGGCACCTCAGTCTGCCCCACACCCGGCCTTGACTCAGCCTACGCCAATCAAGCCACAACTGGCAACAATGTTCCCATCTACACCCGCTTCCGCTCCACTGAGAAACTTGTTCTTTCTCCTTTTGTCTTCAGCGACTGCCACGAGTGGGACACCGGCCTTTTCGGCATCAACAACATCCAGCTAGTAATGAACTTACAAGCCCCCACCCGCCTTATCCGTAACAGCTACACCTATGGACGCACGGTTCAGCAGAACACGGTAGCCCTTTACCCCGGCTCTGGCGGTAGCCCCTTTGCTTCAAGTGTAGTAAATTGCCTCTTTTTGACCCCCAGCTTAGATGTGCCACTACCACCCAAATCGGTCGTCCCCTATATGGAGTTCCCACGCTACATTACACAGTATCAGAACGGTGCTGTAAATGCCGGTGCGACGGCACAGATTATCTCTCAGACAATCACTCTACCCCAGATACCCGACCTTTTCATCATCTACGTCAAGAACGCTGTCACGCCCGTGGCCCCTCAGGCGTCGCCCTATGCCCCTTGGGAGGGTGACTGGCGGTTCCCCGTAGCGTCGGCTATTGACGGTGTCAATAACCCCCTCAGTGTCAATTTTGATAACTTCTCTGGCCTTCTCAGTTCTACCACCTCAGAACAGCTCTACGCGATGTCAGTCAAGAACGGTTTGGATATGGACTGGAATGAGTGGATTGGCATTGCTAAGAGTAACGCCTCTGAGCCTCAGACCGGCAACCCCGGTGTGCGTGGCGACCAGCTTGCCACAACTGGCGGTATGCTTGTTCTCAAGCCTTCGCAGGATATCACACTACAGACGGGCCAAGCCCCCTCCCTTGTAGGTAACTTCACCTTCCAGTTTAACCTTACAATCAAGAACAACAGTGCCTACCAAGCGGTCCCCCAGCTGTTTGTCATTACGGCTAATAGTGGCTTTTTTGAGACAATCCGTGGCTCAAGTAGAATCATCAAGGGTGTGCTGTCTGAGCAGGACATCATCTCAGCCCCACTGGCCCCGATGGGAACACGCGACGTTCTCCACAGAATGGTCGGTGGCTCTGGCCTTGCTTCTTCTATGGCTAACGTCCTTTCAAAGGTCAAGGGTGCTATGGGTATGTCAAGCCGTGGTGCGGAGGCCAAGGCGATGCCAGAACCCGCTATGAAGAAGGGGCTACGTGGGCGTATGTAAAACCTCCCGGTGTCAATTTGTATTCTATAAAAAATGTTTTGATAGAATATAAATGAGCTCTCAGCTATTGCTTCAGTCAAATGCTGGTGGTTCATCTGAGGTATATGTAACGAACGATTTGGTCGTCGCCGGTGCCGTCAAGGGCGATTCATTCACAAACACGCACCCGGGCTTTACACAGACACTTAGTTTCGGCCAAGCCCCCGCCCCAAACGGCACCTATACTGTCGCAACGGTTCCATCTGCCGGCCCCGCAAAGATTGTTCTTAAGTTCAGCAACACTGGAATTACTAACTCCGGAGTCAATATGATTCTAAATGACCTTGCTGGTGTCGCCCACCCAGTTGATTTGACGCCTCTTGCTGAGGCCGGTTACAAGTTTGCGTCAGTCAGTATTGACTCAGTAACAGTCACAAACCCATCCGCTGCCGGCCCTACTAACACCGTTGAGCTACACTTTTCAACTTGGGCTAACTGGCCTAACTATGGTGGTATCAACGGCAATCTTGTTAAGTCATCTGATGTCTGGACTAACTCTGGAACATCTGTTGCCGGTTCCCAGACACTCCTATTAGGCCTTGGCTATGTAACCCCTTACTCAATCCCACTAGTAAAAAGCCCGGCTGTGCCAGCCTCTGGCGGTAACCCAGCTATCGCCCCCGCTTACCCTTCGCTTTACCTATACCTAGCGACTGGCGGTGCCGGACAGATGTCAATTCAGTTCAACGTCACAGTCGCTGGCGTTCTATAAGCGTTCTAATATTATTATAAATATATATGATTCTATTAGAAATGTCACACGCGACTATTAAACACGTGTTTTTAGATACTATTAACGCCCCCGCAGTCTTCGGCTCATTAACCCCGGCGGACTTCTGCCAGCACAATCATATAAAATATTTGTGTGTTTTCTGTAGGAAGTGGGCCGATGCGTCAAAGCCAGTCGCTTGTGCCACAACAACTGTCCCGGCAACCGACTCAAAGACGCCTCAGACCGCTTCCTCCGACAAGAAATAACTCAGTAATTTTTGCCGTAATCTTCACATTTTATGGAAAGATTATTACAAAAAATGAAAGGCCCCAACCGCAGATTTATAAGTTAAAATGATATTTCTGCCTTGTTGTATTCGTCGTTATTATCATTATAGATATCCCCCTTACTTCAACGCCTAATCTTCAATAAGGCCGTCAATGGCATCTGGAATCAAACGGCAGTTGATAATCTTCTCTTCAGACTTACCCGCCCGGCCCTCATCAACAAGAAAGCCCAACAACTTAACCTTGCTAGCCAATCTGATTGAGAAGCCTTTCTTCGTCTGCTCAAAGTTAAGACCCTTATTACGCCACTCATCTTTGATAGCCTTGAAACTCAAAGACCGCGGACCCTTTTCTAAATTGCCCCGTAGCCATTGCGTCATCACATCAATAGAGTCCTTTGCCTTTTGTTTCGTAGCCTTCATCACGTCTGGCACCGGCATACGCGGGTTTGCCATATACGCCTTGGCCCCCTCTAAGGCCCACCGCATAGTCCCCTCCTTGTCCGCCAGAAGTGCTGACGCAAACTCATTGTCTTTCTTCCCAATCAGCATTTTATCCTTCATCTCTTGCGGAGCAGTATTGTAGTCCTCTTCCTCAAGAAATGTCACATTTTGTTCGGCCGTCACAACCCGCCGATACGTTCCCGCGTCATCAAAGTTAAAGTCTGGTAGGTCATTACACGCCGTCACAATCTTACACAGCAGTTTGAAAGTTAGTTTGTTTTTGTATTTGGCTTGACACGTGAAATCCTTGTCGCCCGTAATAGTCTTCAACAACTCGTTGTCGATGCCAGACTTTTGACCCTTGCGTGGCTCACTCATAAACGCATACCGCTTGCCGTTCAGATAATAGAGCTGGTCGTTGTTTGGATTACCCGTATCGGCAAACGCGTCGCTTGTAATACGGGCGTAGTATTTTTCACCCAATAGGCCCGGCACAATCTCACCCCAGAAGAATGATTTGCCGTTGCTGGCATTGGACCCCCACATTACGTAGAACTCTTGTCTATCAACGTAGCCCGTCAAGATATAGCCCACAATCATTTGGATAAACTCAATGACGGTCACGTCGCTCTTAAACCAGTCCCGCATACCCTTTTCAATCAAAGACATATCGGCCATTGGATTATACATAATGTCAATCTTGTGGGTAAAGTAATGTTCCCGCTCATACGATATCAGTTTGCCCGCCGTGAAACTCCACACGCCATTAGCCAACGGTAATAGGCCCGGATTGTTGTCAAAGTATTTCAGCGGGTCTTCAGCCGGCACACAGAAGGCCGGTAGAAAGTCATTGACAAGATTGACGGCGTTCTTGCCATCAACCCGCGACGCGGTTTTCATAAGACTCTTTCTAAGCTCAATGCCGTCGCTCAAAGACGACGCGTTCAAACCGTCAATGACCTTTACAATCGCCCGCGTAGCAACATCAACAAAGATTTGATTGATGATTGCCCGCACCCCGCACCCGCCCTTCCACAGCGTCGTAGCGGGGTCATAGATGAAGAAATCTTTGTCGCTGACTGAGAACATTATATCCCCAGCCATCTCATTGATGAAGAGTTCGCATAACGCATTACTTGTGACTCCAAACGGGCTTCCCGTGAGTAGCCTAAGATAGTCACCGCGGGCGTTGTCAAAGTATTTGGACGGATTACAACCCTTAGCCCAGTGTTTGAGTGACCCGATGCTAAGCCGGTTTTGAGGCCGTAGCTTACGCCAGAACTCAACATTTGACAGCCTTGCCCGTGGCGTATCATAGCCCGGAGCCCGGGCCGACACGTCTAGAAACAGATTCATCATCGCCTCATCGTTTGCGATTGTTTTCAGACAGTAGGCCAGTTTCATCCAGTTTGTATAATCCTTGAGCCACTCTGGCGTAAGACAATCACACAACGCCACAATGTCATTCAGCGATGACAGTGTCTGGCTACGCGGTGTAGAAGGCTCATCTACAATCGCGTTACTCTTGGCCCGCTCATAGCCCTTGCTATAAAGAAACTCCAATAGCTCAACGGGTAGCGGATTCAGCTCACCCCAGTTATTGCGGGTATTCAGAGCGTGATTGATTGGATAGGTCAGCAACTGATAGTGATACGTCTTGTCGTCTTTGATGTAGAAAGACGGCGGGGCAATAATGAAGTGTCG